ATAGGTGAAAGTATCAAACCTATAATTGAGAAAATTAAAAAAGAACGTGAAGAAAGACGTAGAAGAAAAAATAATAAACCAATTAGAACACAACCAAAATTACCTGGTATGAAAAAAGGTGGAAGTGCCAAAAAAAGTAAAGCTATGGTAATTTCGATTGGTATAGGAAAAGCTAAAGACTATCCTGGTATGAAAGAAATAATGAAAAAAAATAAAAAAGGTAAAAAAAAATTCGTTAAGGGTGGAATTGCATTTGGTGGCGAGAAAAGAATCCCTGGCTCAGGTGCAGCAACTAAAGGAACTGGATTCAAAGGAATATTTTAGGAGGGAAAATGGACAATTCAAAAATAAATATGCACAAAAGAATGGCAATGGGCCAAAAACCTACTGGCATGAAAAAAGGTGGTATGAAACAAGGTTATAGAGCTAGAGAAGATGAATCTTTAGGTATGAGAAGAGGTAAAGAATCTAGTAAAAAACAATCAATGGCTGCTAGAAGAAATGAGTCTTATGGAAAGTTTGGCAGAAGACCTAATCAAAAAATAAATAAAATGATGGGTGGTGGCATGGGTGGCAGATCCGGTGACATGATGTATTCAAGAGGTTACGGTGTTGGTGAAAGATCAAAAAGAATGCCAACTATGTTACAGGACAGAGGTGCTATGAAAAAAGGTGGAGTCGCAGCAGCAGCTAAAAAAGTAAGAGCTTCTGGTATGAAAAAAGGCGGACTAAAATCAGTTGATAAAAGTAAAAATCCGGGTTTAGCTAAATTACCTACATCTGTTAGAAATAAAATGGGTTACATGAAAAAAGGTGGCCGAACTAATACTAGAAGAATGAATAGATTAGAGGAACTTGGAAGAGTAGATGCAGAAAAAGCATATTCTAAAAAAGGTAAAAAAAATCTTAAATCTGAAAAAAAAAGAATAGTAAGAGAACTTAAGAAGTAGGACATGAATAAATGGCAACCAGTGGAACAGCAACATTCGATTTATCAATCGATGAAATAGTAGAAGAAGCATACGAAAGATGCGGTATTCAAACTAACTCTGGTTACGATTTAAAAAAAGCAAGAAGATCTCTTAATGTTTTATTCTCAGAGTGGGGTAACAGAGGTGTTCATCTTTGGAAAATTCAATTAAACGCTGTAGCTCTTGTAGCTTCTCAATCTCAATACAGCACCGTAGCTGGTGTAAGTGATGTTTTAGAAGCATTTATTTCAAATAGTGCTACAACGGTAAATCCAGGATCAGCTACCACGGATGTTTCTATTACAAAAATAGATAGATCTACTTACGCTGCATTACCTAACAAAGGATCAACTGGAACGCCTTCTCAATATTTCGTTGATAGGAATACAGCGGGAACTGCAACTCCTACAATAACATTGTATATTACACCTGATGGTCAAAATTATACTCATTTAAAATATTATTCATTACAAAGAATACAAGATGCAGGTGCTTACACAAACACAGCAGATGTTCCATTTAGATGGATCCCATGTATGATTTCAGGATTAGCTTTTTATCTTTCTCAAAAATACGCGCCAGATAGAACTCAAGCATTGAAATTATATTATGAAGATGAAATTAAAAGAGCATTAGATGAGGATGGTTCAAGAAATTCAACCTTTATTACTCCTGCTCAATACTACCCAACGGTAACTTAATATGGCTAGAACATTTGCAAAAGGTAAATACGCATTATCTATTTCAGATAGATCAGGACAAGCTTTTCCATATTTAGAAATGGTTAAAGAATGGAATGGTTCTTTAGTTCATATATCAGAATATGAACCTAAATCTCCACAACTTGATCCAAAAGTTTATGGTGGAGATCCACAAGCTTTAAGAAATACTAGAGTGCAACACAATATTGGTAATATGACAGTAGATGTCGGATCTTTTCAAGGTACTCTTGGAATACCTACTTACAGTTCAGATGGTATGTTACCTTTGCCACCAGGCAAAAGATTAGATATACTTAGTGGAATAGGAAAGGTAACGGTAGTTGTATAATGGCAATAACATATGCAAATTTAGTAACAAAAATTAGAAATTACACAGAAGTAGATAGTTCAGTGTTTACTGATGATATTGTAAATGGTTTTATTTCAGATGCAGAAGAAAGAATTTTAAGAGATGTAAATACGGATGCAGATAGAAAATATGCTACTGCAAGCATGGTAGCTTCACAAAAATTTTTAAATTTTCCCACAGGAGCTTTGATAATTAGAGCAATACAAATAACTAGTTCAGGCGAAAGAATTTATCTAGATAAAAGAGATACAACTTTTATTGATGAATTTAATTCAACAAGCGCAACTGGTGTGCCAAAATATTATGCAAATTTTGATGATGATACTTTAATGTTTGCACCTATACCAAATGCCACTTTTTCTATACAAGCTAGTTATGTAGCTTTACCAACAGGCTTATCTTCTTCAAATACTGAAACATACTTGAGTAAAAGATTTCCAAATGGTCTACTATACGCTTGTCTTATTGAAGCTTTTGGTTATTTAAAAGGACCTATGGAGATGTTGCAATATTACGAAAAACAGTATAATAATGCTATAGCTAAATATGCTATTGAGCAAATTGGCAGAAGAAGAAGAGACGATTATTTCAATGGTGCGATTAGAATCAAAATAGATTCACCGTCACCTTAAAACAGGAGAAAATTATGGCTATAACAACAAGCGCAATAACAAGTTCCTTTAAAAACCAACTTTTAAGCGGAACACACAATTTTGATGCAACAGGTGGTAATAAATTTAAATTAGCACTTTACACTGACAGTGCAGTAATAGGTCCAGGACTTGCATCATTTACTACTGCAGGACAAGTTACTGACTCAACTGGTGATTATTCATCAGGTGGTAAAGTATTAACAGGACAAACACATAAATTAACAGGAACAACTGCAATTGTAGATTTTGCAGATTTATCTTATTTAACAGCTACAATTACTGCTATGGGAGCATTAATTTATAATACATCACAAGCAAATAAATCTGTAGCGGTTTTAGATTTTGTTTCTAATAAAACATCAACATCAGGGACTTTCACAATTCAATTTCCAAACTTTACTGACACACTAGCAATAATCAGATTAGCTTAGGAGGTAAAGCATAATGGCTAACGTTACAGTATCAGTCACTGGTTTACGTGCCATTACTAATGCTTCTGCATGGGGTACAGGAGCTGCATGGGGAAAAGGCAGTTGGAATACTGGTGGAAGTATCAACGCACAAAATATTGCATTTAACGCTGAAGGTTGGGGTAGAAATCTTTGGGGTCAAGGTGATTGGGGTAGAAATGGTTTAGGCAAAACCGTTCCTGTTACCGGACAAGGATTAACTTCATCTATTGGAACTACTGTTGTTGAAGATGATATAGAAGTAGGTTGGGGTAGAAAAACTTGGGGTAACCTTGCATGGGGAGTTGCTTATTCTGTTGCACCTGCTGGATTTCCAATTTCAGTATCAATAGGTGGAGTAACAATTACAGCGAATGCTATTCCTCAAAAAATAACAAATACAATTACTACAGGATTTGGTCTTGTAGATATTGAAGCTGATAATACTTACGTTCACGTTCATGATCCGCAAGTAAATATTAGCCTTGGATCTCCTATTGTAACTAACTTTGAATCTGTTTCTCTTACAGGCGTACAAATT